CAGGCATACGTCCGTTCTCACGGAGGAAGTTACCAAGCGCTTCGTAGATTACTTCTGGTTGAGCATCAATTTGTTGAGCCAGAGCTGCATATGACTGCAGTTGCTCAACTTCACCCAAGTCCTTGTAAGGCTTGAGCTGGCTGTTTAGGGTAGAAATGCGGGTTTCCGCACTTTTATCCCAGCCCTTGAGGTCTTCCTCAATACTCTTAAAGCTGATGGGGTCGAGCTTTGTACGAAGAGACTCCCACGCGGGGTTCCCTCCAGCTTCGCTGGCGAGATTATCTCCGCCGTCTACAGGCCCTGAATCCGATGTATACGCCTCTGCCGAGTTGTCTACTGAATCTGTACCAGTAAGGTCGTCCACTTGTACTCCTAACGCCGTACCTCAATCTGAGGCCCTAGCTGTCTCTATTGTATTCGATTTTTGTGTAATCGTGGGATTACACGTTTAGTGTAGCATTTACTACCCTAAAGGATTAGGCACTGCGCCGTTTGCTGCCATTTCAGGACCACCAATATCTACTGACATATCTTGCTGGTTTTCTGAATCAGGCAATCCAGGTATGCTTCCATCGCTAGGAATCTGGTTAAGGAAGTCCATTGTGGCGGCCTGCTGAATGTACTGTTCGTGGGTCGCAACGTGCTGCTCAAACTGTGCCTTAATTTCTTGAGGCAGCAGCTCGTACTCTTGCGACATTCGGAAACGATTATGCGTTTCAATATGTGCTTGATGCAAGTCAAAGTCATCGACAGGTACTAAAAGCGGCGCAGGGATGTTCTGAAGTTCCTGCATTACTGTCGGGTCTTCCATCATGGCGGGGTCAAGTTGTTCCATAACCTGCTGCTGCTGTTGCTGCTGTGCCATCATTACTTCTTGAGGCTGGAGCATCTTCATCTTGATGTTTTCACGCTGAGCTTTACGTTCGGCAGTGTTGAGCGTGTCCATGACTTTCTGAGTTCCGCCCATTTCAAGCAATGTTTTGGCTTGATTCTGGTCAATAATTCCAACAGAGAACATGTCCATGACTCGTGCTTCTTGTGCCGCTTTAGACTTAGCAATGCTAGAGCCAGGCTCGACACGGATGTCAGTACCATTAGTGATATCAGCACCCTGAAGCATCATAGTGTCGAAAGCTCCGTCTGCCCCAATAGTGCGAATTTTGCGGGGAAGGTCTACATATTGCTGGAACAGATTAATAGTCTGAATAGCAATTTTTTCGTAGCCCTGCTCGATGCTTTGATACTGAGGAGTCAGATACTGGTTAGATGCTTCCTGCAAGTAAGCAATAGCCGTACCCGAAGTCACACCTGCGGGAGTGCTTCCTCGCGAGACCTCACGCTCGCCCGAGATATCAATCCAGTCATTAAGGATTCGGTCTTGCTGGTCAAGGTAGTACTGAGGGAGCGGGCTGAGCGGCAACGGCTGAGGCGGAGCCATACCAGGCTTGTATTGAATGACAAGTCCAGGCTCATTTGTAACCTTAGACGGCACAATCGAACCGACAGGGGCAATGAGTTGTGGCTTAGCCATGCGGCGACCTGCTTCAGAAATTTCCGAACGTAGCTGGTTGTAATCACGCTGAAGCTCTTTAAGGTCAACAATAGGCGAGTCTGCGTAAAAGGTGCTCGTAGGAATGTGCTCAAACTTGGTGTACGGATACATTCCGTGCTTATAAGGAATTCCGTCACGGTAGATGTTAATAAGGTAATTATCAATGCTGATAATGACCCCGCCCTGCGGTAGCAACTTGGTAGCACCAGGCTTGACCCAGGTTTCGTAGACAATAACGGAATCAGGGGAGCGTCCTGCTCCTAGGTTTAGATATGCCTCATCAATAATCTGGTTTGCGCTAGAAACAGAAGGCTGAAGAGTCTTACCCTTGAGCTCGTTAGCAAAGTAGTGGTAGCACCATTCGACAGGCTTTGTGTAGGCATTGATAACAAACGGTTGGTCTTCAATGTCCTGCTCGCGAATGTCGGGAACAAAAAGGTGAAAAGGCGTAATGTTTCCAAATTTGATGTCTCCAGGCTGACCTGAAGTCTTGTCGACACACATTTGGTCCCACTGGGTTTTAATAAAACCTGTACCCGTCATAATGGTCCACCACATTGTGCGATTGAATTGAGCCCTGAGGTTCTTGCCCTCGCTAATAGAAGTCCATGCTTGCTCTGCTGCATACGCAGCTCGCTGGTCTTGGTCTTCAGATGAGGCGGGAACAGCGCGAGCCGAAGGCGTTTGCGACAAAAACTTTGACAGTTCCCAGCGCGTGTACGCACGAATACGGTTAACCGTTTTGCGCTGGTGGTAGTAAGGCTTCTTAGGCGTAAACATCTTGTCGCGGAACTCAGATGGAAAAGCGCTACGAGTCTGCTCTAGCCACTGCTGACCATAAAACATTGACATGTTGTCGTACCACTGAAGTTGCTTCTGGCTACGATTTTGTTTAGCCTTACCCCATTGTTCCTGAACCCACGCTACAAGTTTTTCAGCTTCTTGGCTTTCGCGAAACTGCTCAATGTTGATTCCAGAGTCGGGAAGTTCAGTTACTAAAGAATTCTGGGTCGACTCCTGTGAGTTCGGCAAGGATGTTTCTGGTTTCTTCGCCATTTATTTCGCCTTCCGAGGCAAGATTGGGGTTACGTTTACTGATGCGTTCGGCTTCGGCCTCATCAGATGGGTCGTAGTCCTGGTATCCATCATAACCTGTAGGCAGACTCATCGCCTGTATCTGCTGAAACGCGAGAGGGTCGCTTGACGCTACCAGTGCTTGTGCTTTTTCGTTCAGAACTACCAGCAACTTCACTTGCTTGGTGTGTTCCTCCTGCAGACTCTTCATCGACTGACGGTGTTCCACTTGCTGTAGGTACAGCATTGTCCAGGTTGCCAACAGCAATACGGTCAGTAAGAGTGTGAAGTACATCTCCATAGTTCTCCTTGAGTGCGTCAGAGTAGCCTTTGTTGTACCACTCTTGTTCTTTGAGTTCGACAGAGGCGGATTTACCTTCATCGAGAATTCCTGATACACGAGCCATTTCGCGGAGAACTTCTACTGCCAAGTAGATTCGTCCACGTTCGATGTGAATAAGCCCTACGTCGACACCTGTGTCAATAAACGGACCTTCGGAATTCCTGCTAATCCAGCAGTGTCCAGGACTGAGAATAGCTGTGTCGATAACACTAAATCGGCTTGTCATGTTGCTCCTTAGTAGTACTCACCATATGCGGAAACTGTTACCCACTCTGGGTCACTATCCGCAAAGGATACCTCAGGGTCATTTTGCATCCGCAAAAGTAACTCTTCGTATCTTAGCGTAGTCGGAGCTTCTTTTTGTATTTCTACGTTAAATGGAGTTAGGTCAGGCCGTGTCGTAGCAAAGTACCTAGCGGAGTCAAAAGCGTGGTCGTCTTTCTTGTGGACGACTTCTTGCTTATTCATTTCGTATGCCGTTTTGTCGGAGCTGTAGGTACCCCAGCGTAGTTTTTTCATCTCGCGCAGGAAGTTTACGCAGTTGCGGGAGATAACCCATTTAGGTCGTCCCTTACCCCAGTGCGAATCGTTACGGAATCTAAAATAAGCTTGCATCTTTTCAACTCCGACAAGAACATCGTGAGGAATTCCCTCAACATTGATGTACACACCGTTTAGCGCATACTCTTGCAGGATGCTAGTTCCTGTGATTCCGCTTCGTTGGCGCATAGCGGGGTCGCCCATACGCTCAATTACTTCGGGGTCTTTACCCCAAGACAGCTCTCGGTTGCGTACAACTGCTGAGTGTTCTGACACAATCATGTTTGTTTGATAATGCTCAGCAAATGTAACAATGTCGCCGTTAGGGGAGACAGCGTGCCATAGCCAAGCAGTTGGGTTGTTGAGACCGTGGTCTACAGAGGCGTAGATTGCCCAACTGTTAGGTACATCACCAGGATTAAAATCCACCACATGTTTCTCGAAGTCAGTATTGAATGTAGGAAACACCAAACCAGAACGAGCAACGAACGAACCTTTTTCACGAATCTCACGCTCTTCCTTATTCATGCCCATCATATAGAAATTCATGTCATCGTGCTCAGCCGCAATGTACGGGTTTTGCTCTGCCGACAGAGTAAACGTGTCGATACCTAGTTTTGGGTCATTAGTGGCGGGCTCCCACAAAAGGTCAAATGTCCAACCCATGCCTTTAGTCGGGGTTGCGGCAATTACCCAGAATCCGTTGTAGTCAATAAGACGCATCATGGATTCGTTAAAAATATGTTGTGGCGGTTCTTCGTCAAAGAAAACTCCGTGTCGGGGAACACCACCAAGTTTCATCATGTCCATACCCCACGTTACAAAGTCAATAGTTGACCCGTTGTCAAAGGTAAGGATGTAGTTAGAGCTGTCCCAGCTTTTATCCCAGCTACCGT